TCAGCCGTTGACTTAGCTTGGTCGTTAAAGAAGTCGTACATTTCCTTAGCTTGGCTAGGCTGTACTCTGAGTTCGTGAGCTTTAGATGCAAACAACTGGTTAAAGCTGTCGTCAAACTGACCACCCTCTTCTCTAGAAGTAAACTTCATAGCCTCGTTATACTCTTCTGCTTTTAAAGGAACTCCCATTTTTTGATGGAATGTGTCCCATTCTTCTGACGTAGAGTTCTCAGTTGGGATTATTGTTCCCTTCTGACCGATTCTTTTCTGTGCATGTACATAACTTTTAGTTAGAGATTGCAGGTCGTTAATAGCTTTTAAACTAGGATCGTTTAGTATATCGGCATCTAACTGTAGGTCTTTTGCCCAAGCAGGGCCAGTAAATTCTGCCGGAGGTGTTCCGCCATCGTCAACAGGAGGTGCTCCACCATCATCAATAGGAGGTGCATCATCACCGATACCGCCTGCTCCGCCACCTAAATCGTCAGCCTCTTCTAATTTTCTTTCAAATTTCTTAAACATATGTTCCCCTTATGCTATATCACCGTCGAGACCAAAGTCGTCTTCCGGTTGTGTTTCTACTTCTACTTGTCCAGTTACCTTCTTAATTTGGTCTGGTGTCAGTTGAGCTGTTTCTATTATCTGCATGACGACACTTCTCCTACCCTCATTGAAAGCGGTAAGGTACGGTGTCTCTGCCATTGTAGTAGTATTATAGTGGCAGGCATTTTTTAAATCTTCAAGTATTAATTCACCATGTTCAGTACTTAAAAAATCCCTGTACGCAGCTAGTCTAGTAGCCGCTTCTTTTTGAAGTTGTTCCTCTTCCATTTAATTATCCTTGGTTGTTTGCTGCCGCCTGTTTTTGCTGAGTATCAGCGTTCATATTATCTTGCTGTGCCTGAGCTGCTGCCTGTTGCTGTTCAGCCCTAGCCTTACGAGTTCCCTCTACTTGTTTCTTAGAGTTAAGCATTGTCTCTGGTAATCCAAATATCTTAGCGTTATGGCGTAGTACCTCATCTCCGTTGATATTATCAAGTACATCCGGCTGAGCTTCAAGTAGAAGACCCGTAGCCTGTATTACCTTAGTAAGAGTATTTGCCTCGCCTGTTCTCTGAGCCTTAGCTATCTGAGATGTGTAGACAATCTTAATATCATTAGAATCTTTTAGTTGCTCAGGAGGTTTGGGAAACCTACCTCTACGAGTAAGAATATCAAACACGCGATCAATAATAGGTTTAAGTAGTTCATTGTTAAGTCTCCCAAGGATAGGCCCTAAGAAACGTAGTCGTTCATCTGAACGCTCCATTACCTCAGTAGCTGTCATGTCCCTCTGTTGAATTAATTGTAACTGATCTACGAAAAAATGTTCCCTGATTCTACCACGGATATTGTCCACAAAATCCAAACCTATGTCTGGTCTTGCTGCTACTGGAAAAGATTCTATTCTGTCCTTCATACCTGTACGGTAGAAGTTTGTGCCGCCCGGCGTTGTACGTATAGGAAGTAGGAAACCATTGTCCGGAACCATTAAAGGTGGATCAATAGCTTTCTGCATACCACGGATAACCGTCTTCATTACAGCGTTAAGCATCTTAACATCTGGTAGTGATTTCATTGCAGGACATCGTCCATATACTTCTTCATTAAGCTTAGTCCATCTAGGCACAGCAAATGGCCATGACTGATATGTAACTTCTTTAAGCATTACGTCTTTCTTTCTTAGTGTATACGTACCTACAAACTTAGTATTCTTAGGATTGTTAGCATCTTCTGGCTTAACCATGTAGATAACTTCTTCCTTCATATGCGGCTTGTTTTTTATGCAGTCATGTATGTCCATAAGCTCATCGCTCTTGAATACATCTTCACCGAATTTACGTACAATTTGTTGCCAAGTCATATCAATCTTACGACCGATTTGATTAACTACACCACGCTCATCTTCCTCAATATAGCTCCAATAAATTGGCGAGGACTTGAATCTTACGTCGTTAATTTCGTCTTCTTCTATCTGTAGAACAGTTGTTCCAATCCCTACAAGATCCAGATATGTCTCATGTATTTCCTCTTGGAAGTTAGATTGGTTAAGTGTATCTATAAGAATCTGTACACAGTCCTGTAAATACTGGCGTACATCTTTATCGTCATCTAGCTTTGTAGTTCCAGTAGATAGATCAAACCATAAAGAGCTAGGGTTTGTAAGCATACCATGTAGAGAACTAGCAAGAAGCTCAGCGGCTTGGATACTTGTCGAGTCGTACAATCTGTTGTGCTTTCTCTCACCTTCGATCTTATACCCATAGACATTATCCTTTCTAGGAATGAAATATTCTGCCAGATCTTCCCAGTATGTATCCCAGTTTACTCTTCTCCCCTTCATTCTATCGAACTCTTGAAGAAGTTTTCTGGCCTTTTCTTTACTTTTCTCGTTATACATATATGTCCTACATTAAGCTTGACGCGTTTCCGTTAGTCGTAGACGTTAGCACTGCACCTGACTGTGAAGCCAGATTACCTGCAGGACTCATAGACTGTTGCCCTAGTCCTCTTGCTTGTCTTTGTTTCTTGAAACTATCTTCCACCATTTTATTCTGATTAGCAACCATCTGCTTCTCTTGATCTCTAGCCGCTGTATTAGCTGCTTTAGTTTGCTGATTGGTTTGGTATGCGGATATAGCAGCAGAACCACCTATAAGTATTGCCATTGTTACTGGATCGATAATAGCCTCCTAGTTAAATTCATCATAGTCACCCTGAGCTTGTTGTGCCGAAGGATCAACTACCATCATACTACGATCAGGTAGGTCTAAGTCAAGTGCCATATATCTAAATGAATCGGCACCGTTTGAAGCCCAGTTATGTAGTGGCTTCTCAAGGAAGATACCTTTCTTCCTATCGAACTGTCTCTGGTAATTAGATAATGCTTTAATACCCTTCTCACAGTTCGTCTTATGTATGTACACTGTTGGTTTTTTTAGCAGCATCCTTGCCGCCTCAATACCATCCATGATACTTTGTCTTGGAATTATATGTGACCTAAGCCCTAATTCTTCCAGTTGTTCCTGCCGTGTCTTTCCTGTCCCTAGTTCTCTTGCTGCACCATCGTGAGGTAAAGCCGTTCCAAAGGGATCTATAAGATACTGTTTACTTTGTATCTCTTTTACATACCACTCTAATCCTACACCCTCGTTCTCGATATAGTCAATAATACGTACCTCTCTACCAACAACTTGATACATCCATATTGCTGTAGAATCCGATATCCCAAGGTCAAAAGCCATTCTGACAGGAGTGCTTGGATCATATTCGAAGTCTCTTATTCTATCCTGAGCAATCATCTCGTTGATGTACTTACCATAGTAAGCACCGATTAAAGCTGCAGCAAAATCACATTCGTATTCCTGAGCGTACTCTTCTTCGGTCATCGTGGCTTGAGCATCTAATAATTCTTCCGCATCTACAACGCCCGTCTCAGACGCACGGTACACAGCCGCAAAGTAATTATCATTACTCTCACTCATAAGCTTTTTGTAAAGCTCCATCATATCAAAGAAATGATTTTTCCCTTTAGGAGTACCGATAAATATAGCCCAACCTTTTCTATCTGATAGAGCAGGTCTAATGATCTCACCCCAAATCATTGGAGGACATTGAGCATATTCATCTAATACACAGCCATCAAGGTATAAACCCCTTAGACTATCTGGGTTCTCACCACCAAGAAGCATGAATCTGATTTTATCTTGTGTGCCGTCAGGCCTGTCTCGGATGATATCTACACGAAGTTCAGCTTCATTTGCTTTGGCGTTAGGGATGCAGCCGCAGTAGTACTTGATATATTCCCAAGCTACCCTTTTTGCCTGCCCATATGTAGGCGCAATGTACGCATACTGAGGATTTCTATGTTCATTACGTAACGCACGATCAACCATCTCCATGATAGAGAAGACTGTCTTACCGAAACGTCTGTGGCATACTAATAAATTAAATCGTTTTAGTTCTCTGTGAAGCACAGCTTGGAATGGCCGTGGCTCATATGGGATATTGATTACATCAACTTGATCCCCTGATAGTTGTTCCCACTGCTCTGATGTATAATCAGGTGGTCTATCCATCAACTCCTGTACAGAAG